TAATTGCCGGTGATGATCCGCCGTTTTAAAAGTTACAATTTGATTACAAAATAAATTTAATTGCATATTTTAATGCAAAATCAGCAGTGAATCTGTCCATTAGTGAGGGGGTGTTAATATAACACAGGAACAAATAGACGCCGTTAATTTTGAAGAAGCTGAAATCGAATCTATAAAAGGCATAATTGAACATATTGCTTATTTTGACGAAAATAATGAAGAAAGAAAACAAACGTTAAGTAAACTGCGTGAAAAAGCGGCAAAAAGTGAAATGCTGAAAATATTTGACCGTATATTATTTGATTTTAAAGCAAGCAACTGCGAATATCTTGCACAGAATCAAATTGATATGTCTTATGATTATTGTCTGGAAGATTATTCGACTACAGCGCCGTATGAGGAAATAAGCAGATATACAGACCCTTTTGAGAAAACGGTTCAGCTGGAAAGTGCAGCAATAAAAGCTAAAAAGGTAGGTTTTACAAGTTTCAAGAAGGCATATAACAATTATGAAAAATCTCTGCGATTAATAAAAGTAAAACCCAATATAAGCCTATCGCACCCAACGGATTTTCCGATGCAGCCCATAGAGCTGGAAGCCGGAGAATGGGACTGCGACGCCGAGGGTGTTTCAAAAACCACTATGAGCAATCATGAGATTGCGTGTCTGCATCCGATCATGCCGACAGAACGTCTCGTGAATATTGATACGGGTGAAGAAAAGCTTAAAATAGCGTACTTCAAGGGCAAATATTGGCGTGAGATCATAATAGGCAAAAAAGAGCTGTTTGATGCTTCAAAAGTAATCCAGTTAGCGGCGGTAGGAGTGTCAGTCACTTCAAAAAGTGCAAAGCTTTTGTCGGAATATTTATGCAGTATTGAAGCGTTGAATTACGATTCTTTGCCGGAACGTGAAAGTGTATCAAGACTTGGTTACATAGGAGACGGAAGAAATTTTTCACCTTATGTTGACGGACTTGTTTTTGACGGAGACGCAAATTACAGTACTATTTATAATGCGATCAAGGAACACGGAGATTTTGCAAAATGGAGAGAAACCGCAATCAAATGTCGACACGCTAATATAACAGCGCAAATAATGCTTGCGGCAAGCTTTGCAAGCGCACTGATAAAAAAAATCGGAGGACTGTGCTTTTTTGTTCATTTGTGGGGAGTAGAATCCGGAACAGGAAAAACCGTTGCGCTTATGCTTGCGGCGTCGGTGTGGGGAAATCCTGCAATCGGACAGTACGTCCAGACGTTTAACGCAACACAAGTAGGGCACGAAAAAACAGCGGCATTTTTAAACAATATACCGATGTGTATAGACGAGCTGCAATTGTCCAAGGACAGTCACGGCAGAAGTAAATTTGACGTATATCAGCTGTCTCAGGGAGTAGGACGTACAAGAGGTACAAAATCGGGAGGAATAGATAAGACCCCCGTATGGGATCTATGCATACTGACTACAGGAGAATCGCCGTTAACGTCCGATAATTCGGGCGCAGGAGCGGTAAACCGTGTAATTGACATTGAGTGTAAAGCAAAGGACGCCGTAATAAAAAACGGCATGGAAGTTACTCAAAGCATTAAAATGAATTACGGTCATGCAGGAAGAATTTTTATTGAAAGTCTCAACGATGATGTTATAGCCGAAGCCAAGGAGTTGTACAGCAAATATTACAAGGAGCTATCCTCCGGAAGTACGACTGAAAAACAGGCAATGGCGGCGGCAATGCTGCTTACAGCGGACGAGCTTGCAGACAGGTTTGTTTTTAAAACCGAAAAACATCTGACGGTCAGTCAGATATCAGAATTTTTGAAAAGCAAAGCGTCTGTTTCAGCCGGAGAACGAGGTTATAGTTATATGTGCGACTGGGTTGCGATGAATTCCAACAAATTCCGAGCTGACAATGAAAATTCAGACGTATACGGTGTTATTCTTGACAACTGGGCGTACATAAACGGAGCGGTTTTCCGCAAGGCCGTCAAGGACGCAGGATTTGACGACAGGGCGTTGCTTTCGTGGCTTAAAACTAACGGATTGATTTTGACAAGAGGGCGCAACATGACACGTGGTAAACGTATTAACGGCGTTAATGTGGAATGCGTTGTAATGAAACTTCCGGTGGGTGAAGACGAAATAAATATTGAAGATTATGAAGATTTACTGTAATAAGGGACATGTGAGGGACTAAAAAAGGCAAAATGAGGGACATGTATATTAAGCTTAAAGCACGTATTTACGTAATTTACAAAGCTTGTGGGACTGTGGGACATTTTCCCCCTATATATAAGATATATATCAAAATATATTATAATTTCCCCGTTTCAATAATAAAAAATTTTTCTGACGAAACAATGCGCGATTTTGTCCCACAGTCCCACAACACGTTATAAACCACATAAATATGAGGTTTACAAAGTGGGACAACCGTCCCTCGATGTACCGCATGTCCCATACAAAGGAGTGATAAAAAGTTGTGATACAATTAAGAGATTATCAGATTGAATGTATTGATATTCTTGACAATAAAGGTCATGGACGTTACCTTGTTCAAATGGCTACCGGACTAGGAAAAACCGTTACATTTGCAAATATCAGACGTCAGGGACGTATGCTTATACTTTCCCATCGTGAAGAGCTTGTGCGTCAGCCGTTAAAATATTTTGACTGCACAACCGGAATTGAAATGGCGTCGGAACGTTCTCATGGGGAAGAAATCGTATCGGCAAGCGTGCAGAGTATTGTTCACAGGCTTGATAATTTTGATTCTGATGAATTTGATGTGATTATAGTTGACGAAGCGCACCATTCAGCCGCCGGAACGTACAGAAAAGTACTGGAGCATTTTACACCGCGTCAGGTAATCGGTTTTACCGCTACTCCGAACAGAGCAGACAAGGCAAGGCTTGACGATATTTATCAGGAAATAGTATTCAGACGTGACTTAAAATGGGGAATAAAAAACGGATATCTTTGTGACATTGACTGCAAAAGAATTGATATCGGTTACGATTTATCGGCGGTACATACACGCTGCGGAGATTATGCGCCCGGAGAATTATCAGAAGCCATGAGCGGTACGGAGGACGCAATTGCAGAGGCTTACAGGGATATGGCAAAAGGCGCAACGCTGATATTTGCCGCAAGCGTAAGTCATGCTGAATCAATTGCTGAAAAAATCCCCGATTCGGTCGTTATTACCGGAAAAACAAAAAATCGTGAGAATATCATTAATGCGTTTACCGAAAGAAAAATCCCTTGTCTTATAAACTGTATGGTTTTTACCGAGGGAACAGATATCCCGCTTGTTGAAACGGTAATTATAGCGCGTCCTACTCAGTCGGACAGCTTATATACTCAGATGGTGGGACGAGGTTTAAGACTTCATCCGGATAAGGAAAAATTAACGCTGATCGATTGCGTTGGAATTACGGGAAAACGTTCCCTTTGCACAGCACCGTCATTGTTAGGAATAGATATCAGTAATATTTCAAAAGCACAGCAGGATAAGCTTGAGGGGGATTTATTCGAACTGCCTGAAAAAATTGAACGTGCGGCAGATACACCGTCCAGCTGGATAAGAAATATTGAAATTGTAAATCTGTGGGCACGGGAACAGCAGTATAATTTACATGATATTAATTTCTTCCGGATGCCGGACGGACGTTTGATATGTAATCTTCCGGATAGAAAAAAGCTGATTATACCTTGCCCGGACGAACTAGGGAACGTGATCTATAATGGCAGCCGAACTGATATGCAAAGTGCAATTGATACGGTGTACACAGAATTAAATGAAAATTATTCCGACAGTGAATATATCTGGAATCTTAAAAAAGCCAAGCGTTGGGGACGTTATCCCGCGTCGGACAAGCAAATAAATCTGATAAAAAGAAAATGCAGAAATGAGGAGATTGACTTTGACAGTCTTACTAAATTACAAGCGTCTCAGATATTAAACAGAGTAATGGGAGGTTGATTTTTATGACAGAAGCACAGCATCAGATAAATGTGATCAAATGGACTCAGCAGCCTGGTATACGGCGTAAATATCCGGAACTGAAATTACTGTATCACATTCCTAACGAGCGTAAATGCTCCCAGATACAAGGCAGACAGCTAAAATTACAGGGTGTTAAATCAGGTGTTCCCGACTTACATCTTCCCGTTGCGCGGGGCGAATATCTCAGTCTTTACATAGAGCTGAAAGCCGAAAAGGGGAAAGTCTCGGATAACCAAAATTGGTGGATCACTGAATTGCAGGAACAAGGTAATAAATGCGTTGTTTGTCATGGCTGGAAAGAGGCGGTTAATTCTCTGGAGGAGTATTTATGCGGACAAAGGAAATAGAACTTTCTGCTGCTAAAAGCATTCCGCCGCCTAAGTACCTGACAATGCCGGAAACGTGTTTTTATATAACATTGAGATCGTTATACAGATATTACAAAAAAGGCGAGATTTCAAAAAATGACGCCAAAGCTGAAAAGCAGCAGATAATTGGTAAATGTACGGAATTTGAAGCGGCTTATGAACAATGGTGTTCGGTATACAAATCGTATCAGGATAATGTTCGCAAGGCAGGAACGCTGATGAATGATATTGAAAAATCAGACAATGCGGAAGATATCGCCGTATTGGCATGCGAGGTAATAGGTATTATGACGGGTGACGCAAGTTTTTCCAAAAGGCAGAAGAAAAAATTAAAAGGAGGACGCCATGAATGAGATAAAAATGACGGTTAAAGAAGCCATAGAACAATTAAATGACTTAAAGCGTGACCGTGAAGGTTTTGCTAAAAATGATGAGCCTGATTCCGTGTTTGCTTATGATATTAAGGCGATTGACGTGGCTATAACGGTTATGGAAGAAAAGCTGGAAAGGGACAAAGGCTGCGAGTTATGTTACAAATATGACTTTACTCAAATCAAAATTTGTAAAGGACAAAATGACCAACCGACTATATGTTTCAGAGGAGGTTATTCAACCATTCCCCAAGAAGAACAATTTAATTTTTGTCCAAAGTGCGGAAGAAGGTTGGTGAATGAAGAGGAGGTATTGAAAGATGGTTGACTATAACAAATATCAGCATGTTACATATAATCAGATTGACATGATGAAACATACAATTGGATTTGATGATCGAAAGGTTAAAGGTACAAAACATCGCAAGTATGAGCCATACCGCAATTATTATAATGCTGGAGAAAGAGACAAAGCAGAACTTGACAAACTGGTTGAAATCGGTTTTATGAAAAAAAGCAGTGAAGATTATTATCATGTTACCGATGACGGAAAGACATTTATTTATTATGTTACTGGTGTTCAAATTTTACCGGATATGAAATGAGGTATTGAAAGATGAATAGAGAGATATTGTTCAGGGGGAAAACAGACGATGAATGGGTTTACGGTGATTTAGGTCACTTAAAAAATGCAATAACAATAACTAAAAGAAATTTTATATATCCGTATATAGTCATGCCCGAAACAGTAGGACAATTTACTGAATTAACAGATAAGAACGGCGTTAAGATTTTTGAGGGGGATATTTTAAAATTCAGATCGGGAATTTATTCTGTTGAATGGGATAATGAACACAGCAAATTTTTACAGAGAGACGGGCAATTTAGCAGAGAACTTCACATTTGGATTGCAAAATCAGAAATTGTCGGCAATATCCATGATAATCCCGAATTGCTGAAAGGAGAAGAAAATGAATGAAAAATTAAAACCGTGTCCGTTTTGTGGGGGTAAGGCGAAGTTCAGAACCATATTAAACTATTCTTCGCATTCAAATGTTGGATTTGATTTTGTAATCGAATGCGTAAAATGCAAAACATCATCTCCGAAAACATATACAATTCGATTTGAATTAGGCAACAGCGGAGAAATCAAACCGATTCTTGACGGCAGAGAAATTGCACTGCAAGGTTGGAACAGGAGGGCTGAAAATGCCGTATAAAATTTTTGTGGAAGAAACCGTTAGATTAAAACATTTAATCACCGTTGAGTGCGATGAAGATATCATAGAATATATTCCTGATCCTGATGATTTTACAGAAGATATTAGCGATTATGCATACAACATGCTAGATGATATTGACGGTTTAACTGTTTTGTCTGTTGAAGAAGAAATAGATCGTTATGACTGCGATTGTTTTGAACTAGACGATATCATCCCATGTGAAGAGGGCAATTAAACGCTGAAATCACCGCCTAGAATGCGCTGTAATCAATTTTGAATGTGTTATAAGAAATTACAGGGTTAAAATCAGAACGCCTAAAAACAGGCGTAGAATTGAAATATGGAGGTAATGAAAATGGAAACTAGAGAACAAATATTACGGAGAGATTTTTCTGATGAATTTATTGCAAAAATGAAAAATGCTATTGAGGTGTCCCATTATAAATATGGATGGTGTTCTCAAAATTATCCGGAATTAGCCCAAGCTTACAAAAGTATAAAAAGACGTTTAGAGCTGTATGAGGAAACCCATAACACCGAATATCTTGTAGACGTAGCGAATTTTGCCATGATAGAGTACAAATATCCGTCGTTTACTGACGCAAAATATATGCCTACTGACAGCGATAAATCACCGGGATTAACTGATGGTATTTCATACAAAGAACTTATGGAGGATTAAAATGTCAACACAAACATATGTAATCTATGACAAATACAACGGACATATAGTTTGTGACATCAAGGATAATTACAGAATTTTTGACAACGCAGTTAAGGCAGAACAGTACATACGGGATAAGAATTTGAATCAAATTGATTTCGTGGTTGAGAGGAGGGAGAAGTTTGACTGCTAAGGAATATCTAATGCTGACTGATATATTATTGAATAGAATTAAGCAAAAAGAAGAAGAAATTGAAATGAATTATGATGAGATAAGAGATTGCAAGGTTACAATGTCAGATGGTACTGAAAATGGTAAAAACGAAAATGGTACAGAACTTAAATTGTGTAACTACATAGATAAAATTAATAAACTACAGCAAGATGTACTAACTGAAAAGGAAAGATTGTTAGCAATTAAAATTGATATTAGAAAAAAAATTAATCAACTTGAATTGAAATATCCTAAAAGTTGTTTATTATTAACAGATCGATATATTTTACACAAATCATTTAAAGAAATATTTGAACGTTCAAAATATACGGAAATCAAAAGCGTTTATAATAATCATGACCAAGCTATTAAAGATTTCATTGAAATTCACGGTAATAATTTTTAAATTACAATAAATTACAATGAATTACCTTGACTTACAATAATAAATATGATATTATTAATCTATAGAAACAGGGCGAAAGCAGCACCGTCCGTTTCTACCTCTCTTCTACATTGTTTTAACTCCTCGATATTACAGCCGTTGAAATCTAGACGGCTGTTATGCAGCCGGTAGTATAAGCAAGTGCGACTCTTGCAGGCTGCGCCAATATATTTTCAGCTCTGCTTTGCAGGGCTTTTCTTATGCCTAAATTTAAGTAATGAGGTGGTGATTTTGAATAATGAAAACTTAATACCGTTGTCCAAGCGAACAAAGAGCGAACAAAGAGAAATACAATCAAAAGGCGGAAAAGCATCAGGAATTTCAAGAAGTTTTAAGAGTGCATTAAAAAAGAAATTTAAAGAAAATCCCGAACTTTACGACGAGCTTATCAACATGCTGACAGATGAAGCATTGACTGAAAGAAATCTTAAAGCAGCTGATATGTTATTAGACCTCATGGGGGAATCTGTTCAGCGTGAAACTCTTGCCTTAAAGCAAAAAGAATTCAAACTCAAGGAACAAGCGGTTAAGGGCGGAATGACTGAAATACAGGAAGAACCCACGTTATATAAAGCCTTGGAGGACAATACCGAATGACTTTTAAAAAATTATCTCCGAAACAAAAAACCGTGTTTAAATGGTGCTATAAAGACGAATACAAGGCGATTATTTGCGATGGCGCAGTTCGTTCCGGTAAAACCATATGCATGATAACATCGTTTATTTTATGGGCTATGAGACGCTTTGACGGCGCAACATTCGGTATATGCGGTAAAACTGTACGTTCGGCAGAACGCAATATAATCATGCCGTTGCAGTCAATTGTTGATATTACCCATTATTTCAAGGTAACTTATACCCGTTCTGTTAATTTGCTGACAGTCGAGGGCATGAGGAAGAAAAATTACTTTTATGTTTTTGGCGGTAAGGACGAATCGTCTTACATGCTGATTCAAGGCATCACGTTAAGTGGTGTCTTTTTTGATGAAGTAGCGTTAATGCCCCGTTCATTTGTGGAACAGGCAATAACCCGTACCCTATCAGTTGAACAGGCTAAATTATGGTTTAACTGCAATCCGGACAATCAATTCCATTGGTTCTATACCGAATGGATTCAGAAAGCTGATGAAAAAAACGCACTGCATTTACATTTTTTGATGTCAGATAATCCTATTCTCTCCCCTGCACAATTGGAATCTGCCGAAAAACAATTTACAGGAGTGTTTCATGACAGATATATTAAGGGACTGTGGGTATCAGCGGAGGGGGTTATATATGATATGTTTTCAAAACAGAAGCATGTACTTTCTGAATTACCCAAAATTGATGATAATAATGCAAAATACATTTCCGTGGACTATGGCACGCTGAATCCTACTGCATTTTTATTGTGGGAAAAAGCAAAAGACGGAAGATGGATTTGTACCAAAGAATATTATTATGACGGCAGATTAAAAGGCGTGCAAAAAACTGATGAAGAATATGCGGAGGATATGATTGAATTTATTGGCGATAAAAAAATAAGATTGATTATCGTAGACCCATCGGCGGCAAGCTTTATAGCGTGTCTGAGACGAAAAGGGCTTCCGGTGGGCAAAGCTGATAACGATGTTTTGGAAGGAATTAGATTTACAAGTTCACTTCTTGAGGGTGAAAAGATTGCGTTTATGAATTGCTGCACGAATGCCATTTCAGAATTTTCAGCATATGTATGGGACGAAAAAGCGGCAAAGCACGGTGAAGATAAACCGATTAAAGAACATGACCATGCAATGGATGCAGTAAGGTATTTTTGTAATACGATATTAAACAAGAAAAATCAATGGCTTTATTAATGGAGGTGAAAAAATGCTGACAGCTGAGGAAATACAGCGGATTATTTCAGAGGATTACAGTTCTGAAAAGAAACTGCATGCAAGAAAAGGGCAGTCATATTATGAAGGGGAGCATGACATAAAAGACTACCGTTTATTTTATTACAATGATGACGGAATTTTGGTTGAAGATAAGTACAGAGCAAATTACAGGATTCCACATGCTTTCTTTGCCGAACTTGTAGATCAGGCGGTACAGTATATGCTTTCGGGTGATGAATACATAAAATCGGATATACCGGAACTTCAGCAAGAACTGGACGATTATTTCAACTGCAATGAAGATTTTTCCGCTGAATTATCGGAAACGCTTACGGGCTGTATAGCAAAAGGATTTGAATACATGTACGCCTATAAAAATTCCGAGGATAGAATTTCATTTCAGTGTGCCGATTCTTTGGGGGTAGTTGAGGTTCGATCAAAGGATACTGACAGCGATACGGATTGCGTAATTTACAAATATATAGACCGCATTGAAAAAGGGTATAAAAAAATAGCGAAAATTCAGGTATGGGATAAAGAACAGGTTTATTATTTTATTCAGAGTAACGATGGAAAAATTGAAAAAGACGAATCAGAAAAAATAAATCCCAGACCGCATACTTTATATTCAAAGGGTGAAAAGACGTATTTTAAGGGATTCGGATTTATTCCGTTTTTCCGTCTGGACAATAACAAAAAGCAAATTACAGGACTAAAAGCCGTAAAAGACCTGATTGATGATTACGACTTGATGGCTTCAAGTCTTTCAAATAATCTTGCTGATTTTGATACTCCGGTATATGCAGTAAAGGGTTTTCAGGGCAACGACCTCAACGAATTGCAGCAGAATTTAAAGACAAAAAAGATGATCGGAGTTGGGGAAGACGGTGATGTTGATGTAAAAACCGTTGACATTCCGTATCAGGCAAGACAAGCCAAGCTTGAACTTGATGAGAAAAATATTTACCGATTTGGAATGGGGCTTAATACTTCCGGATTGAAAGATACCAACGCTACAACCAATATTGCGATCAAGGCGGCGTACTCACTGCTTGACCTGAAATGTTCAAAGCTTGAAATCCGCTTAAAGCAATTTTTGAGAAAGCTTTTAAAGCCGGTACTTGACGAAATAAATGAGCATAACAAGACCGATTATCAAATGAAAGACGTTTACTTTAATTTTAAGCGTGAAGTTATGAGCAATGCGCAGGAAAACGCACAAATTAAGCTTACAGAAGCGCAGGAACAGTCTGTGAGAATCAATACGCTGCTGAATCTTGCGGCGCAGCTTGACAATGAAACGCTTATGCAGAACATATGCGAGGTACTTGATATTGATTACGAAGAAATTAAGGATAGGCTTCCGGATTTGGAAAACGCAGACGAAAGTCTTTTAGCTGCCGAATCGGCAATTGAAGGAGAAGATATATCAGACGAAGAACAGCAAACACAACAAGCCGTACTTGACATGTTAGAAAGTTTATTAGAGGAGTTGGGTTAAATGGCATATGCAAGTAAATATTATGACCCCGTAAAGGCGCACGAGTATTATGAAAAGCATAAAAAGCTTAAAGGTCAGCATTCTACAAAAGGCATGACGAATTCCCAAAAGGAAATGGCGGCGTATGTCAAGGATAAGCTGAGTGCAGAGAAAAAGCAGAAGCTTGAAAGCGTAACCAAAAAGGCACAGGGGCAAAGAGCAGATGTTACCGCTGCTGCCAAGGCAAAAAGAGAAATGTTTGCGAAGTCATGTTCCAATATAATTACCAGTCTCAGAACTAAATTGCAAAATATGAATCCGGATCAAAAGAAGTTTGCCAGGCAGCGTATTCAGGAGGAAATTTCTAAAGTACGGGAAACATATACAAAAAGAAAAGCAGGTGTTACATCTGATGCAAAAAATCAGAGGAACTCAATAAGCGCTTCTGCTAAAACGGAAAAGGCAAATATACGTACTGATTACAATAATAAATATGCGGAAGCTCTTAAGGATATAAGGAAAAATGCAAAATGAATAATCGGCAAAAGGAACTGCTTAAACATCAGCTTAAAAGTGAAAAAGAGATACTTTCTGAATTGAAAAAGATTTATGAATCGTCTCTTTCAGAAATTGACGAAAAAATACAGATACTTTTATCCGATGAACTTACACAGTCAAAAATTTATCGGATAGAATATCAGAAAGCGTTAAAAGGTCAGGTCTCTGCTATACTTGAAAATCTAAACAGTAATCAGTATGAATCGGTAAGCGATTACTTGAAAGATTGTTATGAAGACGGATTTATTGGTACGCTTTACGATTTGCAGGGGCAGGGAATACCGTTGATTTTTCCTATTAATCAGGAGGAAATTGTTGAAGCCATAATACTTGACAGTAAAATCTCTGAGGGACTTTATACTAAAATGGGGAATAACGTAAGCGATCTGAAAAAGCGTATTTCTTCCGAGATTTCAAGAGGAATATCGACAGCATCGCCGTATGCTGAAATAGCGCGAAATATACGCAGTCATGCAAATATCACGGTCAATCAGTCAATGAGAATTGTTAGAACAGAGGGTAACAGGATACATAATCGTTCCGCTCTTGACGCTGCCTTAAAAGCAAAAGCGAGAGGAGCGGATACTGTTAAAGTCTGGGACGCTACCCTTGATGGTGTGACACGCCCGCATCACAGACAGCTTGACGGTCAGGTAAGAGAACTGGAGGAAGATTTTGAAGTAGATGGTTTGACAGCTTGTGCTCCGCTGAATTTTGGAGTTGCGGCGGAGGATTGTAATTGCAGATGCGTTTTACTTACAAAGCCCCGATGGGATTTAGACGGCGCATTTACTAAGCGGAATAATGAAACCGGCGAGCTGATGCATTTTGATAATGTAAAAGATTATTATGATTTTAAGCAAAAGTACTGGGATTATATTGACAATTCCGGTGGAAGTGGTATAATAAAGACAGATGAAGTAATAGGTAGAAGTGTTGGTGCAGCAGGAAAGAATTATCCTGTTAAACTTCCTGACGGAAATCATTCTAAATTTGCAGAGGGTTCAACAATTTCTAAAATTAAGGTTTTTGCTGGAGATGGCACTGATACTCCAATACGAAACGCTATCTATTTGGAATGCGACTATGGTATTCCGGCGGAAAAATGGCAAAAGGTTCGTGGTGAGGGAACTGTAGTATTTGAAGGGAAAAAACGCATTGCTGAAATACATTGGTATGAAGCCGATAATGAAAAATATGATATGAAAGTAAAGAGGTGGTTAGATGAAGGTTAAATATATTGGTGAGGAAAGTAGTCGAATGAGCCTTATAAGTGGTAAAATATATGATTGTATCGGAATTGAAAAAGACTGGTACAGAGTCATAGATGAAACTGATGAAGATTATCTTTATCCACCGAATGAATTTGAAATAGTTGAGGAATAACCGCCCATGAGGCGGTTTTCTTATATCCAAAATTCAATAAGTTTATTAGCATCTCGGAAGAGGTGCTATTTTTATATCTGATTTTATGAAAGAGGTCAACTTTATGAAAAAATTATTTATTTCACAGCCAATGCGAGGAAAAACAGATGAAGAAATTCTCCGAGAGCGAAACGAAGCAATTACAATTGCTAAGGATATCATGAAAGATGATATTGAAGTTATTGATTCATTTTTTCAAAACGCTCCTGCTGAAACTAAGCCTTTATGGTTTCTCGGTAAGTCGATTGAACTTCTTTCATCTGCTGATGTGGTTTACTTCTGCAAAGGCTGGAATGATGCAAGAGGTTGCAGAATTGAGCACGAATGTGCTAAAGAATATGGCATTGATATAATTGAATAGTTGGTTAAGCACTTTACCGAGGTGCTTTTTATATGTCCCGTGCGGTCACGCACTGTCCTAAGCATGACATAAAACTGCTTAGAAAGGAGATTTAAATGGAATTTTTAAAAGCAATTCTGGGTGATGAACTGTACTCTCAATTTGAATCTAAAATCAATGAGTATAACGGTTCAGAAGCAAACAAGGACAAACAGGTGAAAATCGGAAATATCAGTACCGGAGAATATGTAAATAAAAGCGATTACGATGCTTTAAATGAAACTCTCAAAGGTAAGGAAACTGAACTTGCCACAGCTAATACGCTTATTGCAGATTTGAAAAAAGCAACAAACGGCAATGAGGATTTACAAGCTAAAATTTCCGGATATGAAACCGATATTATCAATCTACAGGAGCAGCTTGAAGAAACCAGACTCAAATCCGCTGTTAAAGTCGCGTTGCTTTCCGCAAAAGCTGCCGATGTGGATTATCTTACATTCAAGCTGAATGAAAAAGGCGAAAAACTAGAACTTGATGAAAACGGTAATATCAAAGGCTGGGAGGATAAGCTTTCCGGACTGAAAACACAGTTCCCGAAAATGTTTGAATCTGGTGAAAATAAAGGCGGCTTTAAGGTTTTGGGAGACAACAGACTTCCCGGCGGCAGAGAAGAAAATACATTAACTAAGGATGAAATTCTGAAGAAACCCTATGCGGAAAGGGCAGCTTTATATGCTGAAAATCCTGATGCATATAATGAAGCCATGAAAAATTAAGAAAGGCAGGTAATTTATTATGTCAGTAACTAAATTAAATGACATTATTAATCCACAAGTAATGGGGGATATGATTGAAGCAAAAACGGTAGCTCTATGTAAGCTTACTCCTTATGCAAAGGTTGATACTACATTACAGGGCACAGCCGGTGATACAAAGACAGTACCATCATGGAATTATGTAGGTGATGCTGAGGACTTTGACCCTGAGCAGGGGAACGAAATGCAGACTGCAAAGCTAACAGCTTCAAGCACAACATTCACAATCAAGTGTGCCGGTAAGTCAATTTCGATTTATCAGACAGCTATTAACAGCGGTTTGGGAAATCCGATCGGTCAGGCTGAAACACAGCTTTCAAAATCCATAGCCGGCAAGGTAGACAATGACGTACTTGATGCAGCATACACAGGTACTAATATTTATGCGGCTTCAACACTTGCGGCAGTTTCCTATGATGGAATTGTCGATGCAAACGCAAAGTTTGAAGATGAAGAGGACGGAATTGAAAAGGTTATGTTTATCAATCCGGCACAAGAAGCAACACTTCTCAAAGACGATGATTTCCTGTCGGCTGATAAATTCACAAGCGGTGTTGCAGTAAACGGTGCGATCGGTAAGATAGCAGGCTGTTGGATTAAGAAGTCCAAAAAGGTAAAGCTTATTCAGTACGAAAAGGCAGAAGATGGTACGATTACCATTGTTGCAGAGAACGGCACAGAATCCTCTACAGCTAAGAAACTTTCAACAGTTCAGCCGTATTGTCAGGCAAAGATCGGGGTGGGTGACAAAGTAAATTCCGTTGCAGCAGCTTCACAGTATTATCTTTGCCCGATTATAAAGTTACAGCCGGATAATCCGGAAACCGAGTATACAGAAGACGAGCTTCCGGCACTGACAATCTTCCTGAAAAAGGATACTCAGGTTGATCATGAATGGTTTCCGAAAGCACAGCGTCATGACATTACAGCCGCAAAATATTATGGAGTAGCATTAACAAATGACGCTAAAATTGTACTTGCAAAGTTTAAGAAATAAGGTGATTTTTTATGATTATCTCAGCTGCTGATTTAAAGCAGTACATAGAGACAGAAGAATCCGATCCGGTGCTTGAAGTAAAGCTTCAGGCACTGGAATCATTAATTCGTAAATACACAAATAATAACTTTCAGTTGCGTTCTATACGCTCTCAGTCTGCGGTACTGGATAACAAAATATTGAATCCTCCCGATCATTTGAAGGTTGGCGATACCATTCAGATTTCCGACAGTCTGCTGAATAACGGAGTATATACAGTCAAAGAAATTTTCGACTCAGGAATAATTACTGACAGTGATCTGATCGATTGTCAGAAGAATCTAATAACAAAAGTGGAGTATCCGCCCGATGTTATAATGGGTGTGGTGAATATGCTGAAATGGGACTTGCAGAATCGTGACAAGGTGGGGATACAGTCAGAAACAATATCAAGGCATTCAGTGACATATTTTAATATGGACAGTGATAATTCGATTATGGGTTATCCAAAATCCTTATTGGGTTTCTTGAAACCGTATATAAAAGCGAGGTTTTAGCATGAAAGGGATAGGCGGTAATATTAAAGCGGATTTTCAGGTTTTCAAATCAACAACAAATGAAATCGGCGAAGCTGTAAAAGCGTGGAAAACAATTCAAAGCATAATCGGCTTTCTTGACATGTCAGGAGGAGATTCTAAATACAATACCTACAATGCTAAAATACAGGAATCAACCCATATTTTTATTTGTGATTATGTAAGTCTTGACAAGAGTATTTCTGCTGAAAAAAGCAGAGTTGTTATTAACGGCAAAATATACGATATCATGATTATTGATAATCCTATGGAGCTGAATGAACAGTTGGAAATCTATCTGAAATTTACGGGAGGACAGTAATGAGCGTTGAATTAAAGGACGATTCCATTAAGGTTAAAGCCGCTTTGAATGATGCCACTGTAAAATTTCTATATGAGTCTGCACAAGTTATACAATCTCAAGTTAAGCAAAACACTGCGGTTGATACAGGGCAATTAAAGGCATCATGGAACTTTACTGTCGATGAATCCAAAGGAGAAGCCACAATTGGTTCTCCGGTTGAAAATGCAATATGGGAAGAATTTGGCACTGGTGAATACGCATTACACGGTGATGGCAGAAAAGGAGGCTGGGTATATGTTGATGAAAAAGGAGGGCACTTTACACGAGGTAAAAAACCCCGAAGAATGTTACATAATGCTTTTGAGACAAAACGTTCCGCCATAGTCAAAGAGGCAGAACGGATTATAAAATCGGAGATGGGAAAATGACGGTAAACGGACTTAAATTTATAGCCGACAAACTTAATGCCGCTGGAATCCCATATTGTTTTGAAGAATGGACAAAGGATATTCAGTATCCTTATTTTGTCGGTTCATATACTGAATCTGAGCCTATCAATGAGGACGGGGAAAGTAATAGTACATTTCTTCTTACAGGAACAACACGGGATTCATGGCTGAGTCTTGAGCAATCAAAAGCTGAAATAAAAAATATTTTTCCGGAAGACGGATTAACGGCGATACTCGAAGATAAAACGGGTATTGCCGTTTTCTATACATCGTCAATGCCTGTTCCTACAGGAGTTGACGAACTCAAACGAATACAAATAAATTTAAAAGTAAAAGAATGGAGAGTGAAATAACATGGCAGGAATTAATGATGAAGTACTGCATTCAGGCATATCTAAAAATACACCGGGGAATATAATGTTTGGTGCCGGAACATTCCACAAGGGATTAAAATACGGCGAGCATTATGCACCGACAACTGATACGTATAAACACCCCGACAAAACCTATTACACTATATCAGGCGGTTCAAGCGGAGGAGTATCGTACACTGAAACTACTGACGAATCATTTATACAAAATAAAACATATTTTGAAAAATACACAGGTTGGAATCTGATAAGTACGGTAATAGGCGCAACAAGCGGCGGCACAAAGCTTTCCATTATACCGGAATTCAGCGATGTTGAAGTAGACGGAGCAACAGTAAAGGTAAAGGGATTAGCGGTAAAAACGGGTGAGACTGCTAAGGTTGAAGCCAATATTATTGAAGTAACGCCGGAAATACTGAAAATGATGGTTGTTGGCGCATTGAATACAGGGGGAGAGATATCTTCAAGATATACCGAGATAATTTCCAATCAAAAAATAAGCGAAGGCGATTACATAGAAAACCTTGGTTTTGTTGGAAAAACCCTTGACGGAAGAGATATTGTAGTTATATTTGAATATGCTCTTTGCACCAGCGGACTTGAAATTGAAGGTAAAAACAAAGAAGCTACAGTTATTAAGGCAACGTTTGAATGCTATGCGGATTTGACTAATAATCCTGTTACGTTGCCATATCATATTTATTATCCAAAAACGATATAAATTGACAAAATAATACATTCGTGATATAATAAAAAAGTCCTGAGTAAATCAGGACTAAAAAGTGAATCGGGTTTCTGCATAAAACGGTAGGCGGTTTAAATCTTCCCTCGGAAACGGGGGTGAGTTACAATGGATTTAATGGAGTTACTTACATTTTGTTTAGTAATTATTAACATAATTTCTTTATGTAACAATATAAAAAAGAAATAGCCGCCCCACGCCAATAAGGTAGCTATTTCATTAGTTGTCAGTTTGGAGGGATAAACCGCTTATCGCAGTCACCCTTTTCACTTTTATTATACCACAATTTCATAAAAAGTCAAGCGTTCTTTTTAGGACGCTTTTTTCATACTCAAAATTAAAAAGTGAGGTAAATAAAATGTCAGAAAAGAAATTTGAACTTAGAAAGCTTTGTGCAAAAGATATATTTGTAATGGTTAAAATTATTTCAAAAATCGGTATATCGGAATTTAAGAATTGTTTTAATACTCCATCTGTAAAAGGGAAGATAAGAGGCAACGCTGATTTTTCAGTGATAGGACTTGAAGTAATTATTGGAATGGTCGGAACAGTTTTAGAAAATCTTCCGAGGTGTGAAACAGATATTTATTCATTCCTTGCAGATTTAAGCGGAATGAAGTCCAATGAAATATCTGAGTTGGGAATGAGTGAATTCGCAGAACTGATTGAAGCGGTTTTAACAAAGGAAGAATTTAAGGATTTTTTTACGGTTGTATCAAAATACTTGGTCAAGGAGGAGAAGCGGGAGTAAATTTCTTTGATATGATTTTCTCAAGATATTCATCGCCGTTTGACTTGCTTGACGGATATATACAAACTGGTCAGTTTACGAGTTTTATATCACAGTTTATAGATATACACGAAGAAGAAAAGGTATGGGAGATATGGCTTAACAAGGCTACAGGCAAAACATGGGGAGAATTCAGAGACTTAGTAATACCGCCGGAAATTGAAACGCCGGATATTTCTGAAATGCTTGCAGAATCAAGCCGCACTTTAGCAAATTTCAATCCTTATGAGGAGGTGGAACATGGAAATATTTAAACTATTTGGTAAAATCGCTGTTGATAATTCCGAAGCTAACAGGGCGATTGATGAAACTGTGGGGAACGTAGGAAACGCTGAACCAAGAATGTCCAAAGCCCTAAAGAAAATAGGAGCGGCGGTTGTTGCCGCATTTGCTGTTGACAAAATAAAGGATTTTGGCAAGGCGTGTATAAGCGCAGGAATGGACTTTGATTCACAGATGTCAACTGTTGCGGCGATATCAGGAGCAACAGGCGAGGAATTTGAAATTTTGAGAGCCAAAGCACAAGAAATGGGTGCTACAACAGCATTTTCCGCTACTGAATCAGCACAAGCTATGGAATATATGGCAATGGCTGGTTGGAAAACCACTGATATAACAAACGGACTTGCCGGAGTAATGAATTTAGCGGCGGCTTCCGGTGAAGATTTGGCAACCACCTCTGATATTGTAACCGATGCTATGACAGCTTTCGGAATGTCTGCTGAAGAAAGTACTCATTTTGCTGATGTATTGGCGCAAACTGCAACAAATGCAAATACTAACGTCGGCATGATGGGTGAAACATTTAAGTATGTTGCTCCGGTTGCAGGTTCTTTAGGTTACAATGTTGAAGATACAGCCGCTGCAATCGGGCTTATGGCAAATAGCGGAATTAAAGCTTCACAAGCAGGTACAGCTTTAAGAACGCTTATGACAAATATGGCGAATCCTACCGATAAAATGGCGGAAGCCATGGATACATTGGGCATATCTCTGACAGATTCAAGCGGTGAAATGAAAAGTTTTGCTGAAATTACTGAAGATTTAAGAAATGGATTTTCAGGACTTACAGAAGAGCAAAAAGCAAGTACAGCGGCTAATCTTGCAGGAAAAGAGGGAATGTCCGGACTTCTTGCAATTGTTAATGCGAGTGAAGAAGATTATAAAAAGCTTACAGACTCAATAAAAGATTGTTCGGGAGCATCTGAAAAAATGGCAGAAATCAGACTGGACAATCTGGAAGGAGATGTAACTCTTTTTAAATCTGCATTAGAGGGCGCACAAATTGCCATTTCAGATAAGCTTACTCCTGTTCTGCGGAATCTTGTTAAGAAGGCTACTGATGCAATTCCTAAAATACAGAAAAAAATAACTTCTATTTTTGACAGTTTAAAAAAGAAATTTATAGACAACAAAGAAACGTTGTCTAAATTAAAAGACGGTATAAAGCAATTCGGTAACGCAGCAAAAGATGCTTTTGAAAAATTGTTTAGTGCCGCTGGGAATGCACTGGATATATTATTTGATTTTTTAGGTTGGCTTACAAGTGGGAGTGCAGGTGCAGAAGCCTTTAAAACATCTGTAATGGGAATTGTTACCGCATATATGACATTTAAAACTATTACAACTGTCATTGATTTAACAAAGGCTGCTGTTGACAGATTAAAAAATGCACAGATGAATTTAAATCTTTCAAATCCAGTGGGTTGGATATCATTAGCAATTTCAGCTTTTGTAACACTTGAAACAAGACTGAGAAGTCTTCCGTCTCCTACAGAAAAAGTAATAGCCGAATTCTCAAAACTTGATAAGGCAGAACAAGAACTTGTAGACCGAATCGGTGAATTAACCGAAGAATATGAAGCGTTTAAGGAATCTAAAGAAAAAGCCATAGCTGATACAAGTAATGAATTTGATTATTACCATCAGGTTTCAGATGAGTTACAGACGTTAGTTGACAAAAACGGTAAAGTGAAAGAGGGCTATGAAGGCAGAGCCGAATTTATTGTCGGCATTCTGAATGACGCATTAGGTACTGAGATTGAAATGACAGATGGCGTTATAAAAAATTATGATGAACTTGCAGATTCAATTGATGAAGTAATTGAGAAGAAAAAAGCCGAGGTTATGCTTTCGGCAAATGAAGATGCCTATGCTGAAGCCGTTCAGAATGTAGCCGAAGCACAAAAGGCATATTATGAACAGGCGGAAAACGTCAATAAAACTAAAAACGAAATGATACCGATACAATCCGCTCTTAATGACCTTGAACATATGTCCGCCGAGGAAATTCAAAGGGCATACGAGGCATATGCTGAGGAAAATAACATTTCAGCAACTTATGGTGACATAAAAACAGAACTTACTAATAAGTTAGAAGGACTGAATAATCAGCTAAATACCCATGAAACTGCGCTTAATGATGCAGAGAATGCTTACTTTGGCTATTGCAGTACTATAAAAAATTACGAGGGGCTAGGCGAGGCTATTGCAAACGGAGATATGGCGTCTATCAATGAAGCTCTTGAAAAAATGACAAAAGGATTTTTAACCGCTGAAACCGCAGATGCAAAATCTCTCGAAAGGCAGACTTCAAATCTTAAAGAAGAAGTTGCCAATATGAAAACAGCACTAAAAAACGGTATGCCGGGTGTTACTCAAGAACAGATAGATCAGCTTGAAAATCTCGTTAATGAATCGGAAAAAGAATGGCAGAAAGCACTTGGTAATGTAACAGATTTTACGGGTAATGTAAGAAATGAATTAAATGTTGATTATTCTGCTGAGGGCAGCAATGCTATGACAACCTGGGGTAATGGAGCTGTATCGGCTGCCGAGGGCGTAATAACAACGCTTTCGGGATTGAGAAATACATTTTCGATTCTTATGTCCGGTTATTCTGTAAACGTTTCCACTGCTGAAATTGTAGCAAGCACAAAGAAATTAACCGGTCATGCAAAAGGCGGTATAGTAACGCGTGAACATGTTGCACGTGTCGGCGAAGACGGAGCAGAAGCCATAGTCCCATTGGAAAAAAACACTGAATGGATAGATAAGGTTGCCGCAAAGGTTACTGATTCTATGGGCGGAGCGCCGTCCAACACAGCGATACTAAACAAGCTAAACGAGCTGATTGAAGTAATCAAGGGACAAAAGGTGTACCTTGACAGCGGTGCGCTGGTTGGAGAAATCGCCCCTGCAATGGACGGAGCATTGGGTAATATAAGCAGAATGAAAAGGAGGGGACTGCGTTAATGTATAAGGGAGTAAAATTCGGAGAAATCCATACAAGCAGCTATGGACTGGTGCTTTCAAAGAAAACTATTGAAACACCGTCCCCAAAGCTTGAAACAGTTGATATTCCGGGCGCAGACGGCAGTCTTGATATGACGGAATATTTCGGTGATGTAAAATACAACAACAGGAAAATCAAACTTGAATTCAGTACTGAACTTTTAGGAAATGAACTGCTTTCAATGTATTCGGATATTCAGAATGATTTGCATGGCAAACACTTTGACAGTATAGTGTTGGACGATGATTCGGGTTACCGTTATATCGGCAGGATTACATCGATCAGTCTTACGGAAAGCAGAATCAGCAGAATAATAATTGAATGCGACTGCGAGCCGTATAAAGTGAGTATAACCGATAAGGTTATAACGAAAACCTTGAAATCTGTGACTTTCCCTGCCATATACGGAGACGTGGATAATGACGGTGTTATAGGCGTTAATGACGCAGTAGCAGTTCGGAGACTGATAGACGGAAGTGCCATAACCAAAGACCTAATAGCACGTGCTGATATGAATCTTGACGGCATGGTAACGGAGGAAGATTTGATACTTTTAAACCGTTATGTTTCCAGTGACGGGACGCTTTCCATACAGGAATACGCCGACCGTAATTTCGGATTTGAAAGAGAAACCGATTTTCAGATAGATTTCGGAAGAAAAGTTGTAAGGGCAAAATTTTCTGTTTCAGATAATGTGAAAAGATGGGATTTGTACATTGACGGTATTTTATACGGAAAGTATACAAATCTTACCAGTCCGGGTTCTGCTATACCAGTAGTAATAAGCGGTGTTCATGATATAAAAATTTCAACAGAAACGTCGGGAACGGTAAGTATAGCAATACCGCAGGCAAAACTGTAAGGAGGGAATAATGTATATAGTAACAATTGACGGACAATTTTTCTTTGGAACAGGAAAGTACGACCGTCCTGGGTATGAATTAATTAATCCTCAGGTTGACCTTGCGGTAAATGCTGCCGGAACGTTTACGTTTACAATGTATCCATCGCATCCGTGCTATGAATTGACAGATAATACAAAATCAATAGTACAGATAGTGAAAGACGGTGAAGCAGAGCCGCTTTTCCGAGGAAGGGTACTAAGTACGGAATTAGGATTTTACAACGAAAAAAAGGTTATATGTGAAGGAGAATTGGCGTTTCTGTGTGATACGATTCAGCAGAATTACGATTATTCCGAAGGAGAAAGCCGTAAAACAATACACGAATTACTGACGTTTTTTATTCAGCGTCACAATGAAAAAGCGGGTATAGATAATATACATTCATTTAAAATAGGGATAGTAAATGTAACAGACGGAGATAATTCCAATACAGACAACCTGATTTCAGCGGCGGACAGTACATTTCTGAATACATATGAATCAATACAGCAGAAGTTGATAGAAAGGTACGGAGGATATCTTTATATAAGGCATGAGGAGGACGGAAATTATATTGATTATTTAAGCAGTCCGTCTGTGACTTGCAGTCAGAAAATAGAATTAGGAGAAAATCTTTTAAGTTTTAAGAAAAATATAGAAGCGGACAGTCTGGTGACAGCGGTAATTCCTCTTGGTAAAGAACGTATGGACGGAGGAGAGGAGGGGAGCGGATCACGTCATAATATAGGCGGTTGGAATGCGTCCCAATCTATTACCGATTCAAAGGATATATTTCAGGTAACGGGAAAAGTAGGCGGAACTACAACATATCTGAATTGCCTGTATTCACAGTCAGCAGTAGAAAAATACGGCTGGATAGAAAAAGTACTGATTTTTGATGATGTTGTGTTGCCGGGTACGTTAGTGAGATACGGAGAATCACATTTAAAATCTATGGGTAAAGCGTTATCAATAGAGCTTACGGCGGCGGATCTATCGGGAGTAAATACGGAAATAGACAGATTTAAAATTGCGCAGTACGTACGTGTAAATTCTAAACCCCATAATTTAGAAAATGCGTTGTATGTTGTATCAAAATTATCGTTAAACTTGACCGATCCGACTGCAAATAAGATTTGTCTGGGTACTGAAACTGCAACTATTACAGGACAGATAAGTAATTCAGTCAGTACAGTTTCAAGCTCCAGTACAGGAGGCGGAGGAGGGAGTTATGATGAATCCGGTTCGGCAAGTGCGGCGCTGAAATCAGCTAAAGAATATACAGATACAAGATGCGCAGATACATTGCAGTCAGCGAAGAATTATACAGACAACAAAGCAGCAGATACATTAAATTCATCTGAAAGCTATACGGATATAAAAACTTCTGAAGTTTTACAGTTGGCAAACGATTACACTGACTCCAGATTTACCGATGAAGAAAAAGCTAAGCTTACAGGAATAGCCGAGAATGCAAACAATTATGTACACCCTGAATTTCCCACGTTAAGTTCCGGAATCTATAAAATGCAGGTTAATAACGGTCATGTATCAAGAGCGGTAAAAGCAGAAAAAGCTGATATTCTGGCTTTGGGATTTGAGGATCCTGCTGCAGCATATTTGCCGTTGACCGGAGGAACGATAAGCAATTCAAATTACGGAGAAAGCTTGAAAGTAAACAGAGGACCTACATCAAGTTCCGCGGCATTGTCAGTAATTGATTATTTAATTAACGGAAACCGAGTTGGTGTGATGGGGTTTGATTTAAATTCAAAACTGCACATACGAAACAGCAATAATTCTGAAATGGCTGAAATAGATAAAGACGGTACTGTCAGCGCAAAATATTTTAAGCAGTCTCAGTCTGGAACACTTCTTGCTGAAAACTCAACAAATGAAAACAGTCTGACGGTAACAAATGCTGAGATAGCAAAATATTCACTGCTGTATATGGCTGCAAGCTGGACTCAGCAAGAGACGGTCAATTTCTGCGATGTAATTCCGATTTCCGCTATTGTGGCAGGAGCGGTATTTACAAAGCAGGTTTATACAGGCACAAGGATTTATACTTATACGGTCACCTGTACAAGTGCAGGAGTATTCACATTAACGCAAAGTAATTCCACAGGTACAGCAGGAACGTTGAGATTAAAATTGTATGTTATTTAGGAGGTGTAATTTATGACGGAAATAATAGTAGCGGCAATATCCTTATTGGGAACACTGGGCGGTTCTCTGGGAGGTATTCTGGTATCAAGTAAAATGACAAATTATCGGATTCAGCAGCTTGAAAACAAGGTTGCGGAGCACAATAATTTTGCCCGAAGAATGCCTGTTGTTGAAGAACAAATAAAAGTCGCAAATCACAGAATTGAGGATTTGGAAAAGGAGATACATAAATGAACATTTTAAAGAAAAGTTGCGTAAAGCGAGCATTGAGAACATTTTTACAGACAGCGGTCGGTTACATAGCGGTCAATATTGCCGCAACGGATCTGACTGTAAAATCCGCTGTTCTGGGACTTTGCATTTCTGCAATATCAGCAGGTATGGCGGCGGTTATGAATTTAAAGGAGGGTAAATAAAAATGAGTAAAAAAGTATTTATAGGAGTAGGGCATGGCGGAACAGATTCCGGAGCAGTTAAGTACATAGTCGAAAAAGAGTATACACTGAAAACAGCCTTTGCACTGTCTGAAATTTTAAGTAAATACGGAGTTGATTTTAAGCTGTCACGTACTCAGGATATTGATACCGATATGGACAGTAAAGTCGCAATGTGCAATAAATATGCTCCTGATCTGGTGGTGGATATTCATTTCAATGCAGGCGGTGGACAAGGCTTTGAGGTATATTACAGCCGTGTGGGAGGTACGTCAAAGACGTTAGCAAACAATATTAATACCGAGGTCAAGAAAATCATGTCAAGCCGTGGTGTTAAGACTAAGCTTGGCAATGGCGGTACGGACTATTTTGCGATTATCAGAGAAACGGCAGCCCCAGCGGTACTTTTAGAGGGCGGCTTTGTCGACAGTAAAAAGGACGCTGATTTCATCAAGGCAAATTACAAAAAGCTTGCCGAAGCATACGCTAAAGGTATTTTAAAAACATTAGGTATTTCTACAGCAGCAAGTCCTGCAAAGCCTATACTGGACAAATCCGGCTACAAAAAAGGCGATTCAACTATTGGGGTACTATCGCTTAAAGAATTACTGTTGACAGCCAAAACACTAGGTATTAACAAATACGGTATGGACAAAAATAAATCTTTCGGTACTGGTACACTGAATGCTATAAATTATCTTCTTGATAAGTGGGGTTACCAAAAAAACGGTATTGCAGGGGAAAACTTCATTAAGCGCTTACATACTGAGATTGATAAGAAAATAAAATAGTTTTTGGAGGTATTTATATGAAAAGCTTTATCCCATGGGTTGGCGGCAAGAGTCTTCTCGCAAAGAAAATCATATCAATGTTTCCGGATAATTTTGACAGGTACATTGAAGTATTCGGAGGCGGCGGTTCTGTACTTTTTGCCAAGGACAAACATGCTCCGCTTGAGGTATATAACGATATAAACGGTCAATTAGTAAATTTATTCAGGTGCGCTCGTTTTCACTGCGGAGAATTACAGCGTGAAATATCGGGTTATATTAATGCAAGAGAAATTTTTGAAGATATAAAGGCTCAGATAAATGTCAGGGGTATGACCGATATTCAAAGAGCAGCAATGTTTTATGTACAAGTTAGGCTAAGTTATGGAGCAAAATGCAAAGAGTATGACGGTAGTAATAATAGCAGAAAACTTTCATATGATTATTTGACTGAAATTGAAGAACGTCTTAAATCTGGTGCAGGAGTTGTTATTGAAAATGAAGATTTTGAAAAATTGATAAAGGTTTATGACCGTCCGAATGCACTTTTTTATTGCGATCCGCCGTACAATACTAAAGAAAAAATTTATAAAAATCCGTTTACCCAAAATGACCACGAACGCTTAAAGAGCTCTTTAAGCAATATTAAAGGACGTTTTATTCTCTCTTACAATGACGATGAATATATACGTGAATTGTACAAGGACTTCAATATTACGGCTGTTGAAAGACAGAATAATCTTTCTAGCGGTACATATAAGGAACTTATCATAACAAATTATTGATTTATATTGATAAGTCAAAAAAGTGTGGTATAATTAATTTGCTATGATA